AGGACTGGGTTCAAACACTTCTTATCCACATTTCAGGCGAGTTTATCGGCTCAGAAGTTGAAATAAAAACTACTAAACAAAATGATTCACAGTCTTTCGGTTCGGCTGTGAGTTATGCCAGGAGGTACGCTTTACAGTCACTTTTATCGCTTTCCGCCGTTGATGATGACGGCAACAAAGCAAGCGAGCCAAAAGAGGATTTGTCCAAGTTAAAAATCTCAGTTGCCGAAAAGTTTGGCACTGCTGAGAGTATTGCCGATTTGAACCGGCGTTACAACTGGTATAAAGACAAGTATCCAAAGATTGAAAGCTATTCATGGTTTGGAGAGTTCTACCAAGAGAAAAGCGAGATGCTGATTGCAGAGGGTAAATGATTAGAGCCGGGGCGACCCGGTTTTTGTATTGAAAGGAGTTAAGAATGAATAAATATAAAATCTATCATGTTAACGGTCATTTGCTTCATGAGGGAGAGGCTGAAAGTTTTGTTAAATTTGTTGAAAGCAAAAAAGATAATCTTCGTTATGCTGATTTAAGTGATGAAGATTTGTCTAATATTGATCTAAATCAAGCCGATTTATCTAATATTGATCTAAATCATGCCTATTTATCAGACGCTATTTTATATGGTGCTAATTTAAGTGGAGCTGACTTGCAATCCGCTAATTTAGAAAATTCTGATTTAAGAGTTGTTAATTTAACTAACGCTAATTTGAGTTATGCTAATTTAAGCAAAGCTAATTTTATAAGCGCTAACCTAACCTGTTCTAGTTTATTTCGTGCTGATTTGAGTGGCGCTGATTTGAGTGGCGCTGATTTGAGTAAAGTTAATTTAAGCTATGCTAATCTAAACAATGCTGATTTAGAGGAAGTTAATTTAAGCTTTGCTAATCTAAACGATGCTAATTTGAGTAATGCTAATTTAACTAGCGCTGATTTAAAAGGCGCTAATTTAAACTATGCTCATTTACCTATTTATTCAAAAAAAAGAGAACTAACTTTTTCTACAAAAAGAGAGCTAACTTTTCCTACAAAAAAATCAAACAATACTATAGATAGTATTTCTCTTAATGATGTTCAGATTAGAATAGATTGTAAAGAAAAATCTATACCCGAATGGGACGCTTGGTTTTCTGGTGAAGAAGAATACGAAACCAAAAGAGGTACTTTTGAGTTTAGACAGATAGAAGCACACTATGAAGCTGTTAAAGCTTATTTATTGAAATTGTATGGAGGTAACGAATGAAAAGAGCGTTGATTTTGATTTTATTAGCTTTATTGTCTGGTTGTCCAGTTCAGCCACAGCCGGAGCAGGAGCCGGGGGAGTTCGATTTTAGTAAATTTTATTAGGAGGTTTTTATGAAAAAAACAGCAACAAAAGAAACACCGGCAAAACGTTACATGGCGAGAATGGAGAGGTTGAGTTTTACTGTCACGCCTGAGTTTTATAGAGAGTTTGCAGAATCAGCGGAGAGGTTGGGGCTGAGTAAAAAGGGATTTTTGGAGAAGCTGTTAGAATTGGGTAAGAAGTAGAGATTAAGCCGTCTTTCGGGGCGGTTTTATTTTTTTCACTTATCCTATTTACATATACTAGTATATATGGTAAGATATATATATCAAATGAGTTGGCAAGATGCCAGAAGGAGCTAAAAATGACAAAAGCAGAAATGATGAAAGCCGAAATGTTAGAAAGATTAGAGTGTGAATGTATTAAAGGGATGTATTTTGCTGAGACTAAGCGAGTTGGTTACGTTCAAAGCTGGATCTCCTATAATGCCAAGACTGGTCAAATTGTACTCTGTCAGGATTCTGGTAGACAGACATACAAAGCAGTTCACATGGCTAAGAGCCATGAAAAGGCTGTTAATCTCTTGGCAAGGGCTGAAAAGGATTTCAAAGGGTTTGACAAGAGGGGAACTGCTCCTTACTTAGCTACAATGTTGCTAAAGTATGAGAGCTATTTAGGCGAGTTAATTGAGATGAAAATTTAAAAAGTAAAGTTATCAGCCGTCCTTCGGGGCGGTTTTTTTTTGCTTGTTTTTTTTTGCTTTACTTATTAAAATAGAATTATGAAATCAGAAATAAAATATATCCCGATAAAGCAGTTAAAAGCTTGGGGTAAAAATCCAAGAAAAAATGATAAGGCGGCGGAGAAGCTGGTTAAGTTAATCGAAGCACACGGTTTCATCAATCCGGTAATTTGTACCAGAGATAATACAATTAGAGCCGGTCATACCAGAGTAAAGGCGGCGAATAAAGCAGGGTTAAAAGAAGTACCTGTTATCTATGTCGATATGGATGAAGAACAAGCGTCTGCCTTTGCTATTGCAGACAATAAAAGTTCTGAATACTCAGAATGGGATTTTGAGTTATTGAAAGATGTATTTGAAGAACTGGACGCTTTTAATTATGACTTGGAGCTAACTGGCTTTGATATGGCAGAGATTGAAGGGTTAATGACTTATGCCGGCAAAGAAGATGGTCAGGACATTTTAGAAGATGATACCTGGTATATAGAGAAAAGAAATCCATTGAATATAATTACCGCAAATTATGACAGTAATAATTCACTTGGTTATCCTAACATTTACTCAGATGATTTAGAGATTATCGAATTATTGCCGTATGATAAAATAAATACAAAGAGCCCAAAGCCTGACGACTACAGCAAGACAGTACACTTCTTTCTTAATGATTATAAGTTTGAGGCTCTTTGGAACAATCCGAAACAATACATTAATCTACTTCAGAAATATAATGGGATATTAATGCCTGACTTTTCAAACTATTCTGATTATCCGCTAAGCTTAAATATATTTCAGATGTATAGGCGGTTTTGGTTAACAAGATTTTTTCAGGAGAATTTAATTAAAGTAATACCAGTGCCGAGAATCAACGATTTAAAAAATTATGAAAATGATTTGAAACCGATACCCAAAAATAGTATGATAGCCTTAAGCTCTGTTAGAATGTTATCCAAAGCACAACAGGACGCTAAGTTAGAATTTATTGAAGAAGTTAAAATCATTCTGGACTATATCGAGCCTAAAAAGGTTTACTGGTATGGTAACTTAATACCTGAGATAGATTTAACAGGAGTAAACATTCAAAGATTTAAACAAACTTGCGAAGAGGTTTTTAAAAATGGCTAAAGGTTCAAGCGGTGGACAACGTGGGGGCAGTGCTGGCGGTGGCGGTGGTGGTCAGGCTGAAGTCGCTATAAGTCCAGAGGTTTCTGTATTAGATAAATATGTTAATGATTTTAAAGATTTTGATGCTAATGTTAATAAACTAAAAGGACAAGAAAGAACTGAAAAACTAGAAAGCTTATTAGATCAACAAGATAAATTCATGGACGCTTACGCAAAAGAAGGCAAAAAGTTAGCTGGCAGAGATTTAAGTAATTTCAACGAAAAGTATTTAGATGTTTTTGAATCGTCTAATATCAGATTGGGTAGTCTTTTACAAGATAGGATTACAATGAAAAACAGAATACAAGCAGATGTTGATTTAGAAAATGGATCGGTTTCGCTTGGTCGGGGTTCTTTTAATATCAAAGATAGGCTTAAAGATAATGGTTTTAAATATGATGGTTCGGGCGGTTGGGTTAAAAGATATGGCGGTCGCTCTGATTATAAAGAAGGTCAAAATAGAAATCTTTATAATGATTTAAAAAATCTTGATTTAATCTAATGAAACAACAGCAGAAACCAAAAGGCAGACCGGGCAATAAGTCCGAAGAGCTATTAAAAAAGGCTCTGGAGGCGGTGGAGAAGTATAAGCTTGTGTTTTTTTCAGAGCTTGTTGCCTATTTACCTTGTAGCTTATCAACCTTATATGAACACTTCCCGGATGGTTCGGAGGGGCATAAAAGCATTGATTTAGCAATCGAGAAAAACAAGATTAATATCAAGACCTCAATGCGGGCTAAGTGGTATCAGTCCGAAGCACCACAGCTTCAAATAGCACTGATGAAAATCTTAGGTACTGAAGAAGAACTCCGTAGGTTGTCCATGACTAAGAGTGAAAACAAAACAGAGCTGACAGGGGAGTTAAAAGTTCAAACGATAACGGGGATGGAGATTGTTTGAAACTAAGGTTTGATACTAACGGCAATGAAAAACAAAAAGAATGTGCCAGGGCGTGGCTTAATCCTGATGTTAGCGATATTGTTTATGGCGGTTCTAAGGGTAGTGGTAAATCTTACCTAGGGTGTTCTCTCATTTTCGGAGATGCTTTTATATATCCAGGCACACACTATTTCATAGCAAGAAAACAGCTTAACGACCTGAGAAAATTTACTATCCCGTCAATCTATGAAGTATTCAAACACTGGGGCATAACTGAAGACTATTACAGATATAACGGGCAAGATAATTACTTCACGCTGTCAAATGACAGTAAAATTTATTTAATTGACGCTAAGTACTTGCCAAGCGATCCACTTTTTAGCCGGTTCGGTCGTTGGCGTAATGATGAATACAATCTAACGCCGAAGCTACTACAAACTTGTAACCCTGCTAAGAATTATCTTTACGGATACTATAAACGCTTCAGGGATAATCAGGCAAATGAATGGGAGCGGTTTATTCAAGCACTACCAACGGATAATAAGAAACTGCCTGCCGGATATATTGAGCACTTGCAAAGGACCTTATCGCCTCAAGAAAAAGAACGGTTATTGTTTGAAACTAAGGTTTGATACCAACGGCAATGAAAAACAAAAAGAATGTGCCAGAGCGTGGCTTAATCCTGATGTTAGCGATATTGTTTACGGTGGTTCTAAAGGTAGCGGTAAATCTTACCTAGGTTGTTCGCTTATCTTTGGCGATGCTTTTATATATCCGGGTACACATTATTTTATTGCCAGAAAACAGCTTAACGACCTGAGAAAATTTACTATCCCGTCAATTTATGAGGTATTCAAACACTGGGGGATAACTGAAGATTATTATAGATATAACGGGCAAGATAATTATTTCACGCTATCCAATGACAGTAAAATTTATTTAATTGACGCTAAGTACTTGCCAAGCGATCCACTTTTTAGCCGGTTCGGGTCGATGCAAATAACAAGAGGTTGGATTGAAGAAGCCGGAGAGTTTGAAGAATCGGCAAAGAATAATTTATCAGCGTCAATCGGTCGTTGGCGTAATGATGAATACAATCTAACGCCGAAGCTACTACAAACTTGTAACCCTGCTAAGAATTATCTTTACGGATACTATAAACGCTTCAGGGATAATCAGGCAAATGAATGGGAGCGGTTTATTCAAGCACTACCAACGGATAATAAGAAACTGCCTGCCGGATATATTGAGCACTTGCAAAGGACCTTATCGCCTCAAGAAAAAGAACGGTTATTGTTTGGGAACTGGGAGTATGATGACGACCCGAGTGCGTTAATAAACTTTGAATCGATTCTTAATTGTTTTACCAATGATTTTGTTCTACCTGGTATCAAATACATCTCAGCTGATATTGCCAGATACGGGAGCGATAAATGTATAATTATGCTATGGTCAGGTTTGAGAGTTGAACGAATTATTAGCCTAGCCAAAAGTTCAATAACCGAAACTGCCGAAATAATTAATCGGTTGGCAAAAGAGAATCAAGTACCACGCTCTAATATTATCGTTGATGATGACGGCATCGGGGGCGGGGTAACTGATATTCTTACAGGTGTTAAAGGTTTTATAAACAACAGCAAGGCGGTTAACGGTGAAGATTATCAGAATTTAAAAGCACAATGTTATTACAAATTATCTGAATGTATAAACAATAATGAAATATACATCAAAACCACTGATAGCAAAGAATTGGAGCTAACCAAGCAAGAATTAGAGTATGTAAAGCGTGATAGAATCGAAAAAGAGGGCAAGAAGTCTATAATGCCTAAAGAAAAGGTGAAAGAATTAATCGGGCGGTCTCCTGATTATGCCGATGCTTTAATGATGAGAATGTTTTTTAATTTAGTTAAGCCGGTTGACTTGGGTTTAGTAAAGTTTAGCAATCCTAGAATGGAGTTCATGAGAGAAATAATTTAATGGG